CTTTGTATTAATGATAAATCTGAATTACAATCAATTCCATTGTTAGATTATGACTCTTCTTTTGGTACACCAAACAATCCAAATAGAAAATTTTTGGCTAGAAATCTATTTAATGGTTCATTGTATAACCTTGATGCAATGACATTTTCTCAAATAATAAATAAAAGGAAAGATCTTTGCATCTTATACATCGTTTCATCTACTGTTACTGGTAGTGGATTATCTACAGATATTTCTTTATCTGTGACAGATGCTAGAAGATATGTTAATGATGAAGGCTCTAATTTACCACTTAAATTGACATCTGATAAATCACAGGGTAACTTCAGAAATCCTGAGGCTATATTAAATTGGATTAAGTTTAATAGTACATTTAATAGTAAAGCAATTTTAAAAGGAGCTAATGCTACAATTAATACTGGATTGAATTTGAATTTCTCTAGCACAGTTTATGTTGATGGTGAAAATAATGGTTCATTAATATTTAATGCTCCTATAACAATAGGATCTAATTTAAATGTTAAAGATTTAACTTTGACTTTTAATCAGTCATTAACTATAACATCTGCAGTAAACAATTTAATATTTGATCATTGTACATTAATTATAGATAATGTGTCTGCAGGTTCAACAGTATTCAATTTTAATAACGCAAATAATGTTATATTTAAAGATTGTACAATTAATGTTAGATATACTAGTGCGCCATTAGGTACTGTATTTAATATTGAAAATTCTAATAACATTAATTTTATTAATACTAGTGTATCTGGAATTGGATTATCACCTATATTCCCTGGTACTTCTAATCAAGAAGGTAATCTATTTAATGTAAATAACTCTCCAGGATTATTAATAGATAATTGTATATTTAATGGTAACTTTGTTAGATATATGACTATATCTGATTCTTCTAATTTACAGTTGAAAAATAGTATAATTACATCAAGTCATATAGCAACAAATGATAGTGGATGGAGTTCTACAGATTATGTAAATAGTGCTTCTGGATTAATTTATTCTAATATTGGTGCAACATTATTATCTGATATTATTATAGATAATTGTACGTTTAATTTTTCTCCAATATCTGCGTCTTCAAATAGGTGGCCAATTATTAGTTTTGAATTAAGTGCTACAACATCTATACTTAAAAATTTAGTAGTTAAAGATTGTAAATTTAATAATACAAATACCGGCATTGATATTGTAAATGGATACATAGATGATAAAAGACCTGCAATTTCTATTATTAATTCTAATGCATCTGGTACGTCTACAAGTAATAGTTCGCAGCCATTATTAATCAACGCAGATATAGTTAACAATGTTTGTAATAGAAATCAATCAATTATTTTAAGTTCTAAGACGGATGGTTCTGGAATAATGACTTATCCGGGATTATCTGTAGTAAATTGTAATATTTCTGGAAATATATGCGGCACAATAGGTTATTGGGTATCTGCAGGAACACGAGTTAATAATGTTCCAACATCTACAAATTATAATAGTAAAGGTACCGGTTTAATAATTTACAATAATGATTGTCATTATGTAACAAATGTTACATCTACTGGTAAGTTTTATCAAGTAAGTAGACCTGCACAGGCTATAAGTAATATTACTAATTCTGGTGGATTAATTAAAGTTACTACTTCTGGTAATCATAACTTAGCTACTGGAGCAGTTATAACAATTTCTGGTGTTTCAGGTATACCGGGAATAAATAGTACATGGACTATTACATCTACTTCTTCAAACGAATTTACTTTAAACGGTTCAGTGTTTTTAGGATCATATACTTCTGGTGGACAAATAGATCCTATTAATCTTTCACAATATCCCTCAGGATATGTTGTTATTTCTAATAATAGATTAAATTGGATTCATACTGGAATTTCGTATGAAGAAAATAGTGCATTAACTATTACTAAAAATATTTTAAATGCATATGATACGAATTATGTTGGCGCATTTGGACATACTTCAAATTCAAATAGTGGTAATACTTATAATTATGCGATTGCTGTTGGAGCTAATTATTATCAATCATCATCTAATATACCTGGACCATCTAATGATTCAAATGTATTAATTGAAGGTAATATAGTTAATACAGGATATTATATTGATACTAATTCAGTATCTACAACATATAATTATATTGGCTATGTAAATTGTATTGCATCTAGTATTATAACTAATAATATATTTAAAGGGGTAAAAGAAGATATTAATAATTCTGTTTGTATTTCGGTTGGAGGAGTATCAAATATAATAACTAATAATAAGATTTATCGTAGTTCAAAAAGAATTTCGGCATATGTTAAATTTGCAAATCATATACTATTAAATAGTACATTAAGTTCATTTTCTTATGGTAGTATTGTTGATAATTTTTTTGACAAACCAACTACAGATGATTCTGTAAATGAACAACTTGTTTTTGGTATACCAGATAAATGGACATACGAAAGAAATAAAAATCAAACAGGATTTATGAGCATACCATTAACTAATGCATCATTTTATTCTCCGTTTAATGCGCCACAAGGACAGGCGTATTTTTTCTATGTTGATGCTGATTTTTGGGCTACTTCAATGCCTGATGCTGGAGTTACCTATGGTCGATTTGGATCTAATATTTTAAGAATATACGATAATGGTAATGCTGATCGTGCAATAGGTTTGCAGTGTAACATAAGTAACTATTTGCCGCTTAATGTAAGAATTATACAATTATATTCTGGAGTTAAACCATTTGGCTCTGTTGTTACTACTTTACAAAATACTAATGGAGCTGGACCAGACAGTATGTTTAGAGTATTTTTGAATAAATATAAATCTAATAGTACTTTTGCAAATTCTTATATAGCTACCAACGGTATTAATACACCTCCAATTATAAATATGGATGGTTTAGGAGTTTCTTCACCATCTAATAATGATACTTATGGTGTAGAAAATTTAACTACAAATGCTTTGTATAATGAAGTTACTGGTGGACAAATTAATTCAACATATACAACTCTACCAATTTATATAAATTTGGAAAATTATACTCCATCAACTACGCCTTCTTTTGGTGGAGTTAATCAAGCATTACTCGGATCTGATCAATCTAGTTCATTCATTACTGGTAAAGGATATGAATTTAGTTTTTCATTTGCTATGAAATGGAAAAAAACATTTACTTGTAATTTTGGTGTTGCTCCAGTAGTAGTTAAATATAGATGGTAAACTATGGCGACCAATAACTTTTTTACATCTGATTTGAATTCTATACATTATATTGTACAGAATTCTATGATTGGATATCCAAAAGAGATTATTATTGCTACATTACGAGATTTTTTTTCAAAAGATAGCTATTATCATTATTCAAAAGATGTTTGGGGGTTTCCAAATACATCTGATCATACTGATTTGCCATTAGGATCAGGCATTCATGATAACTCAACTACAAGGGTATTTATTGGAGAAAATTATAGATATGATGGAATTTATTATCCTGCAATTTTAGTTAAAAATTCTGGTACTAAATATGTTCCAATTTCAATAAATAGAGATGAAGGTACAGTTCAATGGCAATTTAGAGAGTATAAAGATGGTTATGGTAATTCTACTTTTTTTAAGACTCCTAAATCTTTATTATTTAGAGGAGCTTGGGAAGGATCTATAGCCATAGATATTATTACTCGTAGTTTACGTTCCAGAGACGATTTAACTGAATTAGTAGCAATGTGCTTTACAGATATTACATTTAAAAGCTTACAAAAAGCTGGTGTTATTATAAAACCAATAAGTGTTGGTTCACCATCCGAATCTGATGATAGAAATGATAAATTATTTAGGCAAACTATCACATTAGATGTAAGAAGTGAGTGGCGTCGTGAGATTCCTATTAGTAATTTAGTTGAAATAATAGGATTTACAACAGAATTCAGTAATATATTACAATCTTCGCCAGTTGCACAAAATATTACTATAAATACTTATTATGATGTATTATCTGGTTTACTTGATGAAATTTTTAAAGTAGAACCGTAAGTTAAAGAAACTTAATGCAATAAAATAAAATAATAATTGAATAAAAAGGTATATTATATATCACAAATAATGTAATATTAAAGCATTTAATGGAACGAATGAATTTTAATAAAAAATATTTTTTAGGAGTAAATTTAGTTAAATATATTAATTTATCTAATTTTACAAAATATAAGTATCCATCTTGCAAATTTTGTAGAGGTATAAATGAGTAATATTCCCGGCGCAACAAATGTCCTTCCAGGAGTGTTTTCTGATGTAGTTACTCAGTCACGTGGAACTGCAGTACCCGGAGGCATAAGGATTTCAGCTTTAATAGGAGAAGGATCTAGAACTGAAGTGATTGTTTCTTCTGCTATTGGTGGTGGTAAAGATGGACTTAATCCTACATATACTTCTTCTAGTGGAAGTGATGGCAGACACTTTAAACTTTCTTTATTCCCATTAGTTTCTAATAGAACAAAAATATTTAGAAATGGTGTTCCATTGGTTGGACTAGAATCTACAATAGATTCTAATCCATTTAGCAATCTATATGATTATAGATTAGATAAAGAGACAGGCAAGTTAGAAATGCAACGCGCTTATATTGTAGATCAGGGCGGAGCATTTTATGTTGCAGCTCCAACTAATGTTGGAGTTGGTGTTATTAATGGGCTACAATTATTGGATGCAAATGCACCATCAGAAACTTGGAGCATTCGTTGTGTATCTGTTCAACGTGATTCTTTTAATGTTCCAATTTTAGATACAGCTAAATTTGTAGCAGTAGGAAGTGTTTCTGGGTCTAAATTGGATGCAAATGGCAATCCAGTTATTTGGATTGCTAATAATCAAGTAGTTGATAATGGGATACTGAAATTTAGTATAGATGAAACGACACCAACAGCTTTTAGAGAAGGAGACGTTTTTACAATTAAAGTAAAGAGTGGTGTACTGACAAAAAACGATTCTTTAACTGCCGAATATATTGCTATTTCTGATTTAAATGATCCAGAATTTTTGGAAAGCATGGAAGCAGTTTCTAAAAAGCATGGTGCTGCAAGCTTAGATAATAATCTTACTTTAGGGTGTCAACTTGCTTTTTCAAATTCCGCTCCTGGAATTATGTGTGTACAAGCTGCTCCACCAATGCCAAGGAGACAATCGTTCTTATTAGTTGATGATTTTAAAGCAACATCAACTAACAATGATGATTTTACTTTTGCTCTTCCTGTTGGAGTTAAACCTGATACCAATTCTAATATTCACTTTTTTGTTATAAATAATACAACAAATGTAGAAACACAAGTATTACCTAATAAGCTTACATATTATACTTTAGATACTTTTGGATTTCCAACAACTTCGCAATTTACTCAAGACAATAATCCGGCTCCATTAGGGTATTCATTCTTTTATACCGTAGTGTCTAAACCACAAGCAATGGTTTCAGCATTAGATGGTTATATAGCAAGAGATCCTGTATTTAATAATAAAGGAATATTTAGTACACCATCATTTAAATTTGATTCTAGTCATGTTGGAAAAACATTAAAAATATTTGATGCCACAAACGTTGCAAATAATGGACAATTTACAATAAATTCAGTTTCTGGTGGCAAGTTATTTATTGGATCTCCTTCGTTTACATATTTTCCACCATTTAATATAGAATCTGGATTATCGTTTCAGGTTGTTGATGCAAATACACTAGTTTCACTTGGATCTGCTAACGATGGATATACGGCATCACCTGTAAATGATACTGCAACATTTGGAAGTAGTCATTTAACAGGATTAAATTTTGGTACAATAACCAATATTACAACTAGAAAATTAAAGATTAATAGCGGAAATCAAAAGGGATTATATGATATTATTGGGTATAATCCTGGTAATAATACAATTACTATACAAAAAACTTTTGTAATTGAATCTAACCTAAGATATGAAGTTATAGATCCTGCTAATAGTAGCTATTTCATTGTAGTTAATCATAATGTTGTTCCTAATGGATATTCATTACGTGTTACTTTGGTTGATGAAAAAGATGCCACATTCTATGATGCTGGCTGGTTAAATGCATTAGAATCGCTTGAAAAAGTTGAATGTGATATTGTTGTTCCATTACCAAAACAAACCGCTTCAGTTATTTTCCAAAATGCTCTTACTCACTGTAAGACAATGAGCAATATTCGTAATAGAAAAGAAAGAGTATTGTTTATTGGTGCAATTAATGGTCTGACTCCAGATAATTTGACCGGAGCCAAACCAGCTGCAGTAGAAGATATAGGAGTTTTAGAGGGAATTCAAGGAGATTCAATTACAGAAATTCTTGCTGGCAATATAGAAGATTTAACCAATTATTCTGTTCCAGATTCATTTGGTAATACATTTAGATGTGTATATTTCTATCCAGATCAAATAGTAGTTCAAGCTGGATCTGAAAATGTACTGGTTGATGGATTCTATATAGCAGCAGCAGCAGCTGGATATTTATCAGCTATAACAAGAGTTGAAGTTCCATTAACTAATAAAGTTCTTACAGGATTTACAATTCTTAGAAATAAACTGTTCTCTCAAACTATTTTGGAAAATTTGGCAGCAGCTGGAGTTACAACATTACAACCTGTTCAAGGTGGTGGCAATGTTGTGTGGGGACTTACCACTACACAAAGCGGATTCCCTGAAGAGCAAGAAATCTCTATTGTTTTCATTAGGGATAGAATTGCAAAATCTATGCGTGCCGGATTTAAGGGATTTATTGGAATTCCTGAAGACAATTCGACATTTGCTACACTAAGCGCACGAGCTATTGGGTTGTTGAATTCATTTATAGCACAAGGATTAATCACAGCATATCGTGATTTGAAAGTTCAAAGAGATTCTGTAGACCCAAGACAATGGAATATTCAAGTTCATGTTCAACCAACCTATCCAGTTAACTGGATTTATATTAAAGTTGGTATAGGAATACTATAATTATGGAGATAATTAAATGGTGGTACAGGCTAGTTCAAATACAAACTCTACGTTATTAGGACCGGATGGTCTTAATAAGACAAGTACATCTATTTCAACAAATATTATTATAAAAGTAGGTCCACATGCAGTTGGTGCCATCCAAGAATTAACAGTGAATGAAAATAGAACAATACAAACTATTGATGAAGTGGGAACTGATGGTCATATTGATTCAGTTCCAAATAAATCAACAGATATTCATGGAAGTTGTAAAAGAATTAGATTCGATAGGATGAGAATTGCAGAGGCTTTTGGTAGAGGGTTTGTTCATGTTGGATCTCAAAGAGTTCCGTTTGATATTGTTATAATAGATAATTGGAATGGTGATGGAGAATCTGCAATTATTACTACTATCAAAAATGTATGGATAGAAAGTATTAGTTATACTTTCTCGGCTGGAGATTGGATTGTATCTGATAACATGAATTGGAGAGCTGAAACAATATACTCTACATTAGCAAATGGAAATGCAGCAACCGGTGGAGAAATTAATCGTCCTCTTGCAGTTGATTCTATAGAAAGAGCCACTGATGTTGGTGGTAGAAGAGGCGCTTTGGATGCTCCTGGGCTAATTAAGAGCTTCCTTCCATTTTAATTTTATAAATTTAAATTAAATATTTAAAATAAACCTTGCAATTGATATATAATTAAATTGCAGGGTTTATTATTTTGGAGTTTATAAATGGTTGTATTTAAAAGCGATTTAACCAATAAGAATGTACATACTGATAAATTACGTGAATTTGACGTGCCTGATGAAACGGAAAAATTAGATCAAAATCAAATTAATGCTATCAATCAACGTATGGTAAATAGAGGTATACCTCCTTTAGATGAAGCTACAATTCAATATATGTCTCGTAATCAAGCACAAAAAAATGTATTAGAACAAGATAATATTATTAATAAGCAAAATTTTAATGATTTGTCGCAAATTGAGCGTGCTGCAAGGGAAGCTCGTCAAGTTCGTAATACTGGAAAAAATCGTCTAAGTGAGGCGGCTAAGCGTCGTATCGAAGTATTATGTGAAATGAGTAGGGTTACTCGTTCAGTAAATATTGATGGTAATATATTTGTTTTAAGGAATTTAAAATCTAAAGAACATAGAGAAGCTTTTGTTAAAATTGCAGAATTTGATGGAACGGTACAGTTTGCTTTTGAAATGAGGCGACAGATCTTAGCAAGATCTTTATTTAAAATTGCAGAAACAGATATCGAATTATTTTTAGGTGATGACTCATTAGATGCTAAATTAGAATTTTTGGATGAATTAGATGAGCCTGTTATAAGCAAGCTGTATGATGAATATTTAGAATTGTCTAAAGAATCTTCTGCAAAATATATAGTTAATAGTGATAAAGTTGCACAGGAGGTAGCTGAAGATTTAAAAAAATAGTAAATGAGCCAGATCATAGATTTATCTGGTTCTTATGTAAAACATATGGAAAAATGCCAGATGATCCATTTATTGTAGATATGGATCCAATAAAAAAAATGTGGATGTTTAATAATTGGATAGAAGATCAATCTGATACAATAGAATTAGCTAAAAATCATGCATATTTATTAGGATCATTCTGGAATCCTGAAGCTGTAAGCAAATTGGTAGATAGTGGTAATACTTATAAATCTACTGATGAAGATCTTGAAAAATCTATGGAAATTGTTAAAAAAGATAAACAAAAATATTTAAGTACAAAAGATAATAAAGTTATTAAACGTAGACGCAGAAATATAAAAGGATAATTAAATGGCTGATTCGCCAACAAATAAATCGTCAACTAATACAGAAGATCAATTATCTGTACAACGTAGCATTGCTGATTTGATTAAACAGCAAAATGAGCTGCTTAAACAACAACCATTACTAATTGAGCAAGCCAATGAAGCATCAGAAGCTAGAAAAGCTTTGATTGAGTCTGGAAAAAAAGAGATACAAAGTTATATAAATGCGCTAAAAACGTTTGGATTAACATTTCGTGATGCTTTATCTCAAGATAAACTTATTGATACTTTATCTGTAAAATTTAAAACAGCAACTTCAGCTATTACTATTGGCACTCTTCAAGCTTCTAAAGCATTTGAATCATTAAATAATGCTCCTAATCTTAAAAATATAAATTTATATAGCAATCAAGTTAATGAATTTATAAAAAATGCTACTAGTATAAAAGATCTTGCTAGTATATTCAGTTCATTTTTTGGTATGGAGCTGCCAGATGATATATTGAAGAAACCTATTGAGAGTGTTAAAAATTTTATAAATGCATATGCAGATGCCGCAGACAATCAATTAAAGTTACAACAATCTTTTTTGGCTTCTACAGCAGCTTCTGGTGATTTTGGTACAGTTTTGAATAGAGCAGGTGTCAATTTACAAAATTTAAATAATGTGGTTCAAGAACAAAACAAAATATTAGATGATGCATCAAGGGCAACTGGATTAAATAAAGCACAATTAGTTGAATATTATCAACAATTAAACAAAGTTCCTGGAGCCTTATTTACAAATATTAATTTAACAACTACATATGGAACGTCAATGAATATGTTAACTGCTGCTACCAAATTAGCTGCAGGTACAGGACAAGGCTTTGAAGTAGTAGTTAATAATATAAATGATGCTATAAATAAATACAATGCTTCTCAAGAAGATGCTATTAGATATGCTGCAAATATTTCTGCAGTTAGTGAAAAAATGCGTATGCGTTTTGAAGATGTTCAGAGTAGTTTAAAACAGGTTGCTGACAAATATGGTATGATTACTAATAAAAGTGATGGAGCCGTATCTGCGTTGGCTACGCTAAGTAAAGCTTTTAGGGATGTTGGATTAAGTTCTGAAAATTCTAGCAAACTGATAACTCAGATGTTTGATGCTGTCAGTAATTTAACTTTGGCTCAAAAATCTTTTCTATCTGTTCAAACTGGAGGTCCAGGTGGGCTCATGGGAGGATTACAAATTGAGTTATTAGAAAAACAAGGTAAAATGGGTGAAGTATTTAAAAAAGTTACACAAAGCCTTAAACAACAATTTGGTGGTAAAATTGTAACTTTGGAAGAAGCTGTTCTTAGTCAAGAAGCTGCCGCACAGTTTAATAAACAAAGATTTATATTACAACAAGGACCATTGGGTCAATTAGCAAGAGATCCTAGACAGGCTACTAGAATTTTAGAAGCTATGAGTAAAGGCGGATTAGACGTTTCTGCTTTTGATAAAATGGCTAAAGAATTTACGTCTACAGGAAAAATGGGCGAGAAAGATCTGCTTAAAGAAGCAATTGAGAGGGGAAATAAATTACAAGAGCGCCAGGTTACATTATTGAGTATTATGAATACTAATTTAGAAGCAATGCGTTCTGCATCAGGTGCTGTTGCTCTTGAACAAATACAAAAAAGGTATTCAGCAGCAGGAGAAGACCGGATACTTAGAGCTATGGCAAATGAAACTTTGAAAGAAGGTGTTAAAGGTGGTGTTGGCACTACAGAAACAATTATTCGTGGTGGTGAGCCAGGTGATATTACTTCTCCATCATTAAAAGTAGGTATGCAAAATATAGTGAAATATTTTGTTGGAGTTAAAAATGAACTAGTTGAAACAATTGATCGGCACCGAAAAACAGTTTCTACAAGTCCAGAAGATGAGCGTCGCAGAATTGAAAATGAAATAAAAGAAAAAATTAGAAGGCAGATTGAATCTACACTTACAAGTACATCGCTTAACGAAAATCAGAAAATTTTAGGCGTTACATATATAAAAAATTTAGAAAAAGATTTAGAAAAATATATTATGGACAGTTTTACACGTAAACGTAATATAGCTAGTTCTAATATAAGAAATGTAGCACACGCAATTACAGAAGACAGTATACGTGAGAGTAGAGTTAATAGGCAAGATATGGCAAGTACACATCAAGCAATACTTCCAAATACACAAAAAGTCAATGTTCATGTGAACGTTACAGGATATTGCATTAGATGTAAGAATGAAATAGATAATAGTCAGCACACAGCCGCATATACTGGATTGTCCAGTTCAATGAGATAATAAGGA